GATTGTGTTGAAACGTAAGTAGTAAACTTACGTCGAATTGTATTATTGTTTGAGATTATATCGAGCTTCTCTAGCTCGTTTGCTAGGTAAGAGGTTGCTTTGTTTTCTTCGTCCATTGCTTTACTGGTCTGTCCGTCCATACGGAGGAAGTCAGCATAAGTAGCATGAGCCGCAAAGTAGAAAAATTCTTCAGGAATATCTGTTGAAGTTTTTGTAAAATCAGTAAATGATTTCTTGTAGGTTACATAAACTGAACTATCAGTTGTGCTACCTAGGTTCATTACGTGAGCACCGTTCGCATCAACATAAAAGTTATACTCCATAGTTCCTGAATTAAGAAACGGCTGGTCACGATGAATACGTTGGAACTCAGATATAGTATCTTTAAGCGGACTTGTTTGTGCAAACGGGACAACTTGATCACTTGATATGGTTCTTTTTTCTCCTACAATAATGTAAGGTGTCCACATCTGAGAAGCACTGTAAGCCTCATACAGCCTGCGGTTAGCTAGACGTAGGATGTCACCTTCTTCGCTTGTAGTAAATGAAGCTACACCGGCTAAGGACCGGACTAGTTCAAATAGATCTGTATAACTTTTAGCCATTAGACTTTATTCGGAGCAAGCTCAGGCATTTCCTTTTGGAAAAACTTTAAAAATTCTTTGCTGTGAACTTCTTCGGTTCCGTATTGTTGAACCAATCTAAAGTATTCACGAGCAGGTATAGTTGCGATGCATTTACCAAGCACCGGGTGAGTCTTCCCGACATTTGAGTGTGCCTCTTCTTTAGCAACATCAACACGTTCTTTTTCTGTTTGAACCTCATTGACCAAATATTTGTCAACGTATTCGTTTAATTCTGGACTTATTTGTTCTGACATATGTGTAGATAAAAAGAAGCTCCCTGCCCCATGTAGGGGCAAGGAGACTTCGGATTGAATTAGTCGATCGCAGTGATCTTGCCGTGAGCTTGAGGATGGTATACACCAAGTCCAAGAACACAGTCAACGTAGCCACGTTCGCCACCACCTTGATTAGGCAGACGAGTTGAACCCATTGGGATCAGTTCGTGGATGCCGTAGTACTCAGGGTTAACCAAGTATCCAGTAGCGGTAGTTGTAGTGCCAGTCGAAGCAGGCATACAAGCTGGGTTACCATTGATGATGCTCACGATGCCGTGGTCACTTTGGTAAAGCTCAACCGATAACTTGATTGTGGAAGAACCACCGTCATAGTTAACCGAACGAACTGAATCAGAGAGAAGTCCACCGACACGAGCGAAATCAGAGATTACACGACGAAGACCTGTGTCAGCCACAAGAGTCAAGCTATCTACGTTGCCTGTTTGGCGGTAGATGCTGGAGATCAAGTCGTTGAACTTAGCTTCGTTGAATCCAGTTGTAGCATAAATGCTAGAACCGGGAGTCTCGAATCCAGCAGGAACTAGACCTGTGGCAGGAGTGTCATCGATGAAAGCACCAAGACCAGCAGTAAGATAAGCATCAGTGCCGTTTCCTACTTGTTTGTCTTGAGAACCACAAAGAGTAAGCTCGATGTCACGTTTTAGTTCACGGATTGACTTAGCTTCAGCCTCAGCAAGTTTAGCAGGACCGACAGAATCAGTAGCCTCTTGGAGGTCTGATACCATGTAGTCACGGCGGAACTTTTGAACGTAGTTAGAAGTACGTTCACGAGCGGCGAATGCATCAGTGAATGCCGCAACGTCAGCACCTTCGACAACACCTGTAGCGGCTGGATCGTCCAGCTTGTCAAGTGTCCACTCGAAGTTAACGTTACTAGCTTTTTTGCGAGAACCACCGGAGAGAACTGGAGTCTCTTCGGGGGCAAGGATAGACAGGATGTCGGTTAAGTCTTCTCTGTTAGAAGCCGCCGATCCCGGTGCAGTTGTGAATGTATTTGAAAAATCAGGCATTGTATTAAATGTTTATTGATTAGATAATTGAAGGGTTCGTAGGCGAATAAAATCACTTTTGTTTCCGCTATCACGGAATTGTTGACTTATTGCTTTGATGTTTTGAGCCTTCTTAGATGTAGAACGATCTGATACCGATGCCGAAGGAATGCCGCTTTTAGGAGGATTCATGGATCCAACTGGCTTCCTTGCATACAAACTATTTGCCGCATGAGCAATTAGGTATGGTAGTTGTGCGGAGACTTCGGGCATAACTGATTCAAGTTTTTGCAAACGAGGATCTTGCAACATAGCCTGATACTTTTGGTTAACTTCATTGCTGTCGTCATCCATCCACGTCAATTCTTTTTTAGCTTGTTCAGCAAATGCAGATTTTAATTGCACTGACTGAGCTTGCTCTTGTAGTTGACGTAGGCGATCAGGTAGGAACGTATCCTTTGTTTTACGTGCATTACGTAAAGTCTGACGGATCTGAGCTTTTGTAAGCTCTTGACCATTAGCTTCAGTAACAACGTCTTCGGGTCCGTAGCCATCGCTATTAAAAATAAGATCTTCCGCCCATTCGATTACTTGATCCATTTCCTGTGCTTTGCTTTGCAGTTCTTCAACTGTATTCAAATCATTGAAAGGATTGTCTTCGACTGGTTTCTTTGTATTAAGAGGATCTTCGGATTGCATCTCTGACTTTAAACGAGCAAGCTCTTCTTCGGCTTGCTTACGTTTAGCTGTCAGTTCTCCAAACCTAGCAACGGCACGACTCCCTAACTTTTCAGCTAGTTCCCGTAATTCGTCTTCGGACATATCGTCCATATTCATCTGAGAAAGAACATCATCAGCAGATTCTTCTTCGGTTTGTTCAACCGTTTCTGTTTCTGCATCAACAACTAGGGATTCTTCTTCAACTGATTCAGGAGCTACTTCCTCTGTTTGTTGAGTAGCAACTTCTTCTTCAGTTGGGATTCCTCCCAAGCGAGCTTGAGCGAACTCAGCTACACTGATATTTGTACTGTCCACTGAACTTGCGGCTTCAGCGATCTCCGGATTTGATTCGTCTGTCATAATTACCCACTCCTTGACGGCGAGCGATGCCGATGGTTTTTATTATATCACACTTAATTTCTATGCTTCTCAATTAGAGAATCATAATCAACCATGTGTAAAATTTGATCATATGACAACAGTCTACCACTGATCTGTTGTATATTGTCTGAGTTAGCAAGGTGCAATTCTTCGATGCACTCTTCTCTCATTGTTAAAACAAATCCCATGAAACGAGCAAATGCTTCGTATTGAGATAGTGTTTCTAAATCTGCTTGTATGTTAGTAGCTGGACTCGTTTGCATTTTGTGTATTTACGTTGCCGACTTCTGCCGGTGATGTTCCGATACGTCCGATCTGTGCATTTTCTGCTTGTTGCATTTGGAATGTATACTGACCCATATACTTTTCTAAACGTTGAGCAAACATTTGATCTTGTTGTAAGCGACCGGCTACATCTTCTTGCTGTGAATATTCTTGGATTAATTGAACTGCGGTCTGACCACCATTGGGTCGAGCCGGCATCTCAATACCTGCAAAGATCTTAGCCAAGTCATCAGTAACTCCACGAATGATTTCGTCTTGGGCAACCTGAGGTGACTGAAGTATTCCGTCCGCTAGAACCGGATCAATCGATGATGCGATTGCTGTAAGTAAGTTATCTACATTCATTAGACCGTTGCGATCATACTGAAGCATCCCAAGCATTCCTTGTAATTTTTGTGATTGTGCTTCTGGATCCGTAGTCAATACATCATAATTAATCATGATGTCAAAACTTTCGTTTGGATCTCCCTTAACCATTTGAACTGACTCAGGAACACCGGTAACCCGGAAGAATGTGCTATCAGGTCCGAAACGTTGGTAGCATTTGAATGCCATACGTAGGACCTTAGCTGTATGCTGAAGAAACTTATCGACCAAGAATTGCTTGCGAACACCGCTAATTTGACTGGTTTCATCCAATCCACACAAGCGATCAGCCTGAGCCTGTTGGGTTTGCTCCATCTCGATGGACCCGGTAGGCGGTGGCGGAGTAGGTGCAAAGTCAATATCCCCCTTGCGACGATAAGGAATGTAACGACCGGGACCCCAATCAGTTGGTGCCTGACCCACTGGGTGAATGATCGGAGGCATTGTTGCAATGCTGTTCCGGTCAATCCGTGAATCACGTTCGATCTTAATTTGGTTTTGAATACCACGAAGGATCTGAGGGAAGGTCATCGTATCATACATACGTTTGCTGTCCTCAGATAAACGTGTGACTACCACTGGGTAATCTTCGTATCCGTTAAGTAATTCAAACTTGGCAAAGCCGGGAATGTCTCCGTCTCCGCTAAACTCCCGGTGAAAGACCGTGCAATAGATTCCCTGTGCACCATCATCCGGATCTACTAAACGTTGATAGCCGTAGATAATTTCAATTAGCTCATCTTGCTGATCAGTGTTATCAGTAAAGATCATGCTACGGTTTTCGTCTCGATCACGATCAACCATAACATCTGTGGATCCACGATACCTTTCAATGATGTGCTGAACAAAGTCAGCATCCCATCCGTCCGTAAGAACCTTGCCTTCTAGTTCTTGGGCTGTGTATGATGTCCGCCAGAAACAATAAGGTGCTCGCTGAGGATCAGTAACATAACTCGGGAAAAAGAAATCTCCGTCAGGGGAAAGTGTTTTTATTTCGGGTGCATCTACTAAACGGCGGATCAAAGGTAGAACCGTTTCGCTGGTGTTGCGAAGTTCTTTGATAGCTTTTTTTGCTGTTTTAATATTGATACCATCAAACGTAGTCTCAACAAAAGCGGCGAGTTCATCATCGTTACCCCCATCAAGGATGGAGCGATAGATCTCTGGGTTCATTTGTCCTATCTGATCCATAGTTACAGTTTGTTTAAACCGGGTATCTTCCCGGTTCCAACCTACGTATGTAACCATTAATCCTCGTTCTAGCAGATAGTTGGCACCTAGTTCCATTTCTTCGGCGAACCGATTAATGTAACCACTTGTAACCATCCAACGGAGAAAGTTTGAGACGACCTTTGAACGTCCGATGTCATTGATCTCAACGGGGAATGCCCGGATGTTTGCACGGTTAAGTGCTGACATAAACAAAGATACTAAACGTGTAATACGTTCGTCAATAGTATGGGACTCCATGTCGGATGCCCCATCCCAAGGGAAGGCATCTGCTCCATGCTTTCTGAGATCCCGGGACTTGCCGTTCCAGAAATTTCGTCGGTCATCATAAGATGTGCGACACACATCGAAGTATGGTTCTAGTTCAACTACCGTCTGATCGTAAGCACGGCGGAGAGCATTGACGTTGGGTTTATCCCCAACGTATGTTAAGGATTCAAAAATATCTTCGTTCTGCATTTAGTTTTTCTCTAACGGTTATAATGACCTGATGGACATAGCCCTTATTCACCCCAATTTTATCACACAAATCTAAAGGTTTCATCGGAAGGTTTTCTTCGCCATTAAAATACCTCTGGAGTATTTCCCAAGCTAGCAACCTGTCAACCTGTTCGTCTATAAAATCCGGATTAAGTGTTATGTCTTGTTGGGATGTATCTGTAGCTGGATCCTGCATTGTCTGTAATTTCCTCAACCTTGATTGTCTTGCCGTTTAACTTGCCCTTGAATCTTCGTGGCACAATTACCGGAACCTTTTTACTTAGCTCTTTTAAATAAACGTAAACATAATTGGGGTTAGGTGCTTGGTGTGTTACCTGACCCGTGAAGTAAGCAGGAACTAACTCAGGTATATCTAGTTTGTCTTTAACTATGCTGACCGCATCTTCGGTTAACCAAGTGTTCTTCCCCTTGCCGCTAATATCATCTTCGGAAACATTCTCCTCAATGATAGTAGAGATAGTTAAAAAATCTACCTCTAGTTCTTCTGCTAGTGCTGTTGCTTTTGTCTTAGCCATTTAATATCCTCCTGTTGTTTTTTGTGTTACCTTCATATCTTTGTTGGTAACGTGGTCAGGACCTTCGCCCCGGTTAGCCATACGTAGATAACGAATCACGTCAAAGAAATCCTTTAGTGGTTCGTCAGCTTTTCCGTTAGCATTGTAGTTAATTAAACTGTCAATCAAGTTGCCGCATCGTTCGTGAATGTAGCAACGAGGTTTATTCATTTCATCGATGCTGGCATTAGGATTATAACTGAACCAATCGTCCAGTGCACTGATGCCCATGTCCTGTGTCCTGCCATCTGATGGGACAAAGACTAAGCCATGATCGTAGAATGTAGTAAATAAGTCGTCATTATTCTCGTTTTCCCGGGCAAAATAACGTGAATCCCCTATCCTTTCAAAGACTTCTACCCCGTGTGATTCCTCTATTCCTAGGAATAAATCAGTGTATCCTTGCACATCATAGCCTATTTTCTTTGATGCCGGTCCACGTTTCCACTTTGGATCCCCGAACATTGCCCACTCCCCGTATGCATCCCGGTCCGGGAACTCATCGAAGATGTATATCTCCCCGGATTCGTTAACTGCCGCCCAGATAGCTACACTGTTCCGGGCACCTGCCGGATCCATTACCATATAAATTGTGTAGTCATCGTCATTGATGTCCGGGAACTTCATTCCGTATTTGTTTGGAATGTCGCCAAGAACATTTACCTCAGTCGAGAACAGGGGTAGCAGTGATGTCATTGACTTCACCGGCACACCGTAGGCACGAACTAGGATCTCTTCGTCCGGGCGACCCTTTAGATCTTTGCTTAGACGTTTGTAACCTCCGAATGGATTTTCATCTGAGTGCAGGTAAACAATGCCGGCATCCCGGTTAGGACTATACTGCCGGATTGGTAGCTGGCGGTTCTTTAATAGACTCGCTTCACGAGTCTCTAGTGTTTCTGCATTGGTGCAATACTCACTAATAAAAGGTGTGAACCCATCAATAGGAGTGAACCCCAGTATCATCTTTGAATTAAATGTAGCTAAACGGAATCGAAGTGTATTAACCAAAGCCGCATCACCAAGGTATTCGTCCAGCCATGCCCCCATGTTTAGGTTGTCTGGCTTAGAAGGGAACCCGAATTGCATACCCTCTAGGATGGTTTGGTTATTCGAGAACTGTGTGTAAGTCTTGAAGTCAACCCGGGTCCGGGTATCCGGAAAGATAAACGAGCTTCCGGTAAATCCATTTTGCATAGAGAAGTTAATGTATCCCTCCGTGCTCTTGGTCTTCTTCCGGAACTCCTTGGGCATCATCTCCCACATAGCGGCTTGCTGAACCTTGACGGATGTATCCGCATTCTGTGAGAAACAAACTATGTGACCGTTCATGTTCTCCATGACAGCCTGCATAATTATCTTTGCACACCCGGTAGTCTTCCCGGATCTGTTACCCCCTAGGGTTAGGACCTCGTTGTATTCCTTTAGTCCGTTCCGGATCCTGCCCCAGCCATCTAAGTCAAAGCCGTAGCGAACCGGATCGTTCGTGGCGGCTTCTATCCTACCCTCGTGAGCACGGTGTAGATCCTCGAGTAGCTTAGGATCTTTCTTTGCTAAGAGGAGAATCTCCTCGTCACTAGGGGCATCTAGTATCGGGTGCGGGGTAAACTCAATCATTCTTCTTCCTCATCCTCCTCTACCCACTCAAAGTCAAAGTCATCTACATCTAGTTCGTCCCGGACTTCTCTCATTAGCATCTTGCCTATTGGCAAGTTAGTGAAGTCATAATATAAGTCACCATCGTCATTCATTACTATGAACATATAGTTCGGGAAGTGCTCGGCTAAGATAGCCCGAACCTTCTCGTGTATATCCTCATGGTATTCGGAGTTAATCGACATCAATTACTTCTGCTTCCTTTAGTTTCCGGATCCGGTCCTCTGCCGCCTTGGCGGTAGCTTCATAATCTTCTTGGGTGTATACCTTCCGGTCCTCGGTGATATTAGTTGCCTCACCCCGGGCGGTCAGTGCTTCCCTTGCGGCATTAGCTTTAGCTATTGAAAGCTCTTTCAGATCCCGGAACGTAGCTTCTAGTTCCCCGGATTCAAGCCGGTCCCGGACTACCTCAATGAGGTCCTCCTCTAGGCTGGACATATCTAAGTAGTTCTTGGCGGCTATCTTCCCGGACAGTTCCCGGAACTTACCTATGTGGTCCGCATAGTCCGTAAGAACTGAGATGACAGTATGTCTATCGAAGCCATACTTCCTAACTAACCGGGTCTGACTAGATCCTGTGGCATACAGGTATAGCATCTTAGCTACCCGTTCCGGAGCGAACCTACTTAGACTATTCAGCTTATCTAACTCCTTCTGTTCAGATATGTCCTGAATGGACGTGGTTATCTCCTGCATTAACTGTTCCTTCTCATCCATCTTATTTCAACTATTTCTTAGTAGCACTTACGTGTCAAGTATATTATATGATACAATACACCTGTGGTACATAAGAAACCTTTCTGCCGTAGGCGAGAAAGGGAATGAGGATCAAGAGAACTCCTTATGTATCACCTGATTGATCAGGGCTGTCAAGTCCAAAATCCTATGAGGAGCATATTTTTTTATAGCCATGTTTATGTATATAGATAGATATAAGCCAAAAAAGTTCTGACCCCCTCCCCCCATGTCGCCGTAATGAGACTGAGACTCAATATCAATAAGCACGGATCCCCAAATGAGACTGGGTCGCAAAAAGTCGGGCTGTAGTTTTAATGAGACTGGGACTCAATATCAACTAAGAATGATTCTAATGTTCCACGTGGAACAAAAATCTTTTCCTCACAAGGGAGGTATTCATGGGGTGAATTTGGAATGAGACTGACTCTCAATAACCCTTAATGCGACTGAATCTCAAAAGCTGAGACTTGCCCTCTGTGCTCGCCCGTGAGCCTTCGAGGGGTAGGGTGCCATTTGAAAATCGGATCGATTCTAGGGGCATTTACGGCTCACTACGGGCTATACGATATTACGTAAGTCGTTGATAAAAGTCATAAGTCGTTGATAGCAATTCTGTAAGTCGTTGATAGTAATACAGGCTCAAATACCTCAATTGTAAAATATATGTAAAAAGAATGTAAAACGTCATAAATGTGAATTTGGCTATTGACTATGCACTAATTATACACATTTATTTAATCCATCATCTAATTATAACCTAATAAATAACCTACTAAATATGAGCACTACAATATCCGACAAAACCCACGACCGCATGATTCACAAACTCGAAGACTACGAGCACGAACTCGAGGCGGTAGCAGATGAGCACGAGATTCACCCGTGCCCTCTTCGACTCACTCAAGCCCAAGCTAGACTTGAAGGTGCCCGTGAGATTTTCGGCATCTTTAACGGCAACTTTTAACCTAAAAACACACACCTAAATACTACTAAATATGAAAGCAAAAAAAGCAAAAATCGACCTTCACGAAACTATTACTAATCGCTTCATTGAGGCACTAAGCAAGGGCACTAATCCGTGGACTAAGCCTTGGAAAAGCAACGGGGCAGGCGGTGCCATGACGGGGCAGTTTCCCGTTAACGTCTCATCAGGCAAACAGTATCAGGGCATCAACACCCTCATGCTTTGGATGGAAGCAAATGCACAGGGCTTTCAGTCCACTACATGGGGCACCTTCAAGCAATGGAAAGACAAGGGCGGTATGGTCCAAAAAGGTGAGAAGGGCACACCGGTAGTCTACTGGGGGGTGCTATTCTTTGAGCACGGGGCAGGCGGTAAACTGGGCAAGAAGCTAATCCCGGGCAAGCCCCACAGCATCAAGACACTCGAGGCTATGGCACGGGCAGGCAAGATCAAGAAGGTGATGTATGAAAAATACTCAACCGCATTCAATCAAGATCAGACTGATCTCAAAGAGGAAGCAAAGCCCGAGCCTGCTGTGACCGGTGACGTGATGCCTCACGAGGAACCCGAATTTAAAGCCTGTAGTGCAACTGTTGAGCGGTGGATCGGGGAAGAAGTAACCTTCAGCCAAGGCGGAAACAGGGCTTGCTACAATCCAAGCCTCGACAGCATCAAGATGCCCTTAATGCTTCAGTTCCACAGCCCTGCTGAATATTACCACACGTTTTTCCACGAGATGGCACACAGCACGGGGCACAGCTCACGGCTTGACCGCCTCGAGCCGGCAACGTTCGGGTCGGATCCCTATGCTAAAGAGGAACTGGTCGCTGAATTGACCGCTTCCTTCCTCTCAAATGCTCACGGAATTTTCGCTAAGACTGAGGATAATTCCAAGGCTTACTTCAAGAACTGGGCAGAGGTGCTCAAGGCTGACAAGAAGCTGATCTTCAAGGCATCTAGGGAGGCTCAGAAAGCCTTTGATCTAATCACGAATGCCTAACCACTCTCAACGGGTAAGCCCCCAGTCTGGGGGCACCCACAACCCACACACACACATCATGACTGATGAAAACAAAAAGGACGTAAAGAGCAGTAGCCTCGTCCGCTACGTAGTTATAACTACCGATGGATACTGGGGCAAAGACTCAGACCTGTTGGTCGCATTGAAAAATGCCAAGGTCAACACCTTCTATGCTTTGAACAGCAAGAAGAGGGGCAATCTCGCACACATCTATCGGGTCGAACTCGACCCAGTAGAGAGTGTCTGGAACGACGAAACCAAGGCGGAGCTGAAGCGGTGCCACATTCGCCTCGATGGATATGAGAACGGCGATCTCATTGAGCCTTGGGTCAACGACTGGGGACAGTTGCAAGCATGGGGTGCCAAGCCTGCCGAACTCGTGATCAAGCTACAGATCAAGTAGGTCGAAACTCTCTTAGGAGAGTCTAGCAGTTACTCTGCTACTGATGAGACCATCAGCTAACCACATACTGAATATATATATGAAAGACAAAACAGAATATCACCTTTTCCTTCAAAGCACCCAGTCGGGGGCACCGGAGGAACATATAATCGGAACAATGGAGGACGTGAACCTCGCCCGTCTTGCCGGTTATACTGTCGAGGTAGGTCGAGAGACCACACCGGAAAACACACGGGAGCCGATCACCTATGGCGGAGACCTTGCAGATTCTTTTTAAATTAATTTGACATCCACTAATCTATTAACTTATTATACACACTCACCTATAAATCCACATAAATATAATGAACTCAAAACTAATCAAAGCCCTCGATATAATCACCACCGAAGCGGAGTCATCCGCACTAGGAGATGACCACTCTGACCCTCACGTTCAAAATGTTCTCGATGCCCTCGAGTATGTTAGCAAAGAGCTTTGCCTCGAAAAGGTAACCACCTATTGCAGGCACTCATTAGATGCCGTGATGTCTAACCGACTAGGCATGAAGGTGAAGGCAACCGATGCTCAATGGCAACAGGTATCAGATTCTATTTACGACGATGAACCGGCATGGTCTTGCATGGACGAGGCTATCGCTCGTGCTGAGAATGAGCTTATCGATTCTCTGGTCGATGATATGGAAAAGCCTTCACCGGAGTTTAAGGCATGGGACTACGTGCACCACGTTAAGAATAAGAACGAAGACCTCGAGCCTCGCCTTCACATCTTCGGCACTGTCATCAAGCAGGAGAACAACAACGTCTGGTTGACTGATGACAACAATGACTGCGAAATCATTCGAGTCTTTGCGGACGAGTTGGAGCTAGCGGAAAGCCCCGAAGATAACGTTCAATACACCCCACTGTTCCCGACTTCTTCTGCATTAGAATGGGAGAGGGAGGCGGTTCAAACCCTATCGCTTTATCCTCACTCAAGCAGTGACGAGCAGGCAATAATGTGGCGGTCATATCGTCGCAAGGCGGTGAAGGAAGGGCACAAAATCTATCGTCGATACATGAAGTCCGACCACTATCATTACTTCATCCCTGACCTTTACGTCTTCTGTTCAGAAAATTATTCTTAAGGCTTGACACCCACCTAAAAATCCTGTGATACATAAGAAGCCCAGTCGGAGTATCCGATGGGGCACATAAGAAACCACATACTAAATTATGAATAACAAAAAAGATAAAGACCTATACAAGGGCGGAGATGCTGTCCTTTTTTCCTCAATCGTTTTAGCCTGCTCTGGACTAGGAGTCTTGGTTATCATCACAGTTCAAGTCATCATCAACCAATTCAACTAATGCCTAATCACGTAGCTAACGAACTAGTAATCAAGGGGGATTCCCCTTCCGTCAAAGACTTCATCCGATTTGCCCGTGGCACCGGCATACACTGGAAGGGATCAGACAAGCCGGAGATCGTGAACGACCTTGAGCTTTCTCACTTCCTTCACCCTGAGTGGTGCAATCGAGGCAAGGAATTAACCATGCCTTACTCAGCCCTAGCAACGGGCGAGCCGATGGGATATGACTGGTGCATAGAAAACTGGGGCACCAAGTGGGGAGCCTACGAGTGTGTGCTCAGGGACGAAGACCACCACGGGGAGGGAGAAATCTCTTATCAATTCAACACCGCATGGGAGACGTTCAACAATCGTGTGTCGATTGCCATGTCTTCCGTCTTCCCCACCCTGAGGTTTGAGCTTACTTACTTTGAACCCGGGATGGGATTCAAGGGAGAGAGAGTCTGGAACTACACCGATGGTTTAGTCATGAAGTGTGTCGATGATTATCGAGACGATGATGATTGCCCTTTTCAATATGAATGTTTAGTATCAGCCGGATAAAATTATGAGAATAAAACTACACACATACCCCGAAGGGGGAGCGAGCCGGATGGCTCAAGATGATATCGTGTCCAAGCTAACAGGCAAAGGACGTTTTACTGACTGCTATGTCGGAGAGTTGGAGGCAGGAGATGAGTATGTTCTTGATCCCAAGATGCCCTTGCCTTCCATCAATGCACAGCAGGCAATCAAGTATATTAATGATAATGAAATATCAGTTCACCCTTTGCCCGGTTCCGTCTGGGAGCTAAGGCGGAACAGCCTCGCATTCTTTACCGGTGAGAAGGGGCAGTCATTGATGGACTGTCTCACTCACATCATTGAGATGGAGGAGTTATAGGTTGTTGTTTATAGGTTGACAGTAGTGAATGAGTCATGCTTCATGTAGGCATGGCTCATTTTTATGATTGCAAACAAGACCCCTTTCTTTGCCTCGATGTGACCACACCGGCACAAGCACGGAAGCAAAGCAAAGTTTACCCATCCGTTACCACCATCCTTGGACTGATCAAAGACCCCTTCCTTGATTCTATCTACCGACCTCGAATGATAACTGACCTCGCCCGACAGTATCCGGAGTTGCCTTGGCAAGAGCTAGAGAAGCTATGCTATGGCACCCGGGAGCACCCGGTAACCGGGGACACAATGTATTCAAGTGACTTCGGCACCGCCGTTCACAAGGAGATAGAGGATCAGCTTCAGCACATTCACCTCAGCCCGGGACAGGAGCCAAGAGTTGAGACAGCATGGAGTGACCATGCCACCGCCTTCATTGACTGGGTTGCTGATGAATCAGTAACACCTCTGGCTACTGAGCACCTAGTTAAATGCAATCGGGTTAAGACCGCCGGGTCGATTGACTTCATTGGCAAGGATCAGAATGACTTGGTATTCTTAGCTGACTACAAGTGCCGGACTAACACCAAGGGTAAGGCTAAGACCTACCCGAAGGACTGCTACCAGTTAGCTATTGAAGCAGACATCATCCGCCGGCACCACAAGTTGGACTACCTACCTGCCTGCATAAGTGTAGTGGTTGACAGCGATACGTGCGAGCACTACCACAAGGAGTGGACAAGGGACGAATGCAAAACCGGGATACAAATTTTTAAGAATGCATCCAAACTTTATTGGCTAACCCGAATGTAATTTATGATAGCACCAAACGAAAGTATAAACGAAGAACCGATCCGTCTTGACGGGTTGGATAACTGTATAATCGGAACAGATGTCCGGGGATACTTGATCTATGATTACGGCAAACTGCTTAATCATTTTGTATTAGAAGGCATGGATGAAGGTGAAGCTATGGAGTGGGTTGACTACAACATCATGGGGATTCAGCCTCAGAATTTTATTATTCTGTTTGATGACTTTGACCTAGAGATAACCATGCAATGATATGAATAATACCGCACAAGATACATACGAAAACAGATGCAAGGGGAGAGTCGGCGAGGACGTGTTCGAGGACTACTGCACCCGGAAGGGTGTTCAGTTCTACCGGACTGGCTTCGACGAGAAGCAGGATCAGATCAAAAAGTTTTGGATGATTCATCCTACGATGAGACACATCCCGGACTATCTTATTGAGAACGATAAGGGACAGTTGAGTTGGATACACGTGAAAGGAACACCTCGCCTTAAACTCATTGACTTATTTATTTACTCTCAGTTCGAGCAACAGTTCAAGGGTGAGTGCGGATTCTTCCTAGCCTTTTGTTTCAAGGGACAAGACCCTCGCTTCCTCACGTTCCCGGCACTACAGAAGAAGCTGACTGGCTTAACTGTTCAAGAGTGGGACGATGGCAAACAGTATGTCCACCTGCCGTTGTGAACCTATACAAGATAAAGTATAAGCACCGGGATATGCCGGAGGACTACGTTGGTTGCACGGAGAAGTGGGCACACGATCAGAAGCAAGCGGTCGCATACGTATGCAAAGGCAGACCGGACAAGCAGGGTAACTGCACCACCAAGAGGAATGCTACCCTTACTATCTTATCCGTAGAAGAGATTACCCCATCATCCTAATGACCTACGTTCCCCAAAATAAGTTAGCCCAATGGCGAAAGGATAATGCCCCGGACAAATGTCCTATCCTTGACCGGGTGACCGATGACTTAGTCGTTGACCACGATCATCTCAACGGGGAGATCAGGGCGGTGATCAGCCGGGAAGCCAACACCATGCTTGGTAAGATTGAAAACATTCACCGCAGTATTTGTCGGGGTAGCCCCAAGGATTTACCGCAGGTGTTGTTGAACATAGCTGAGTATCTTAAGGCACCGGCATCCGGGATACTGCATCCGGTTGGTATCAAACAATTAACCTCTAGGTTCAAGCGGAACCTCAACAAGGAGGAGCAAGAATTTGCACTACGAAAAATGGGTGCGAAAAAAAGTGAAATAAAATGTTGCAAGAATGTGAATGAACGATCAGTCTTGTATCGAACCTTAGTTAAAACCATATACACTAAATCATGTCAGAAGAAATAACTAAACCTAACCTTCGGGTTAAACTATCAGCGATTCAAGGATCGCTTAAAGCCCCCAAGGGGCAGACAAATAAGTTCGGTGGATACAACTACCGATCAGCAGAGGACATCTTAAACTCAGTCAAGCCTTTGCTTGGCGAGTGGGGATGCTCTCTTGTAGTAAGCGACGAGATTGTAGAAGTAGCCGGACGTATCTACGTTCGTGCTTCAGCAACTTTAGCTGACAACGATTCCGATCAGGCTATAGCTTCTCATGCATTCGCACGTGAGGCTGAGTCCAAGAAAGGAATGGACGAGGCACAGATCACCGGGTCAGCATCAAGCTATGCCCGGAAGTATGCTCTCAACGGATTGTTCGCTATCGATGATACGAAGGATCCGGATGCCCTGAACACACATGGCACATCAAACAAACCAAAAACAAAAACCAATAGCTTAGAGGAGCTAATATAATGGAAAAGAAATACGATAACACTAACGGCGGAGCACTGTTCCCCAATGACCGCAAGGAAAAAGACACTCACCCTGATCTACGTGGATCAATTAACGTGGGTGGTGTTGACTACTGGATCAAGGCATGGAAGAAAGATGCCAAGTCCGGTGTCAAGTTCCTGTCACTAGCCGTCAATCCAAAGGATGAGGCAGTAGCGAACAGCAGTCCAGCCGTTAACTCAGACCCATTTTAATAAGTGGAACTGGACATCAACTTCGATAAGGAATGGTGGAGTGAGTTCCGCCGTGAAGAGATCGAGGAGATACTGGCACTGACCGGAGCCAAGAACTCTGACTACACCGGGGGCAAGGGATGTGACAATCCATTTGCTAACTTCGATGGGTCAGAGGAGTTTGGCATTGATCCATTGGTTGGTGTTGCTATCCGGATGCAGGATAAATTTCAAAGGCTCAAAGCCTTTTGTAAAGACGGAGAGTTATCCCTTGATACTAAAGGGGATACAGTTCGTGACATCTACCGGGACTTGATTGGCTACAGCCTCATCAGTCTAGGAATGGTCGAGCGAGACTCTAATTAACTTCGTGGTAAAATACAATGTAGCCTCGACAAGGTGTTGGGGCTACATTTATTTATCAACATGAGACACAAAACAACTATGCAAATATTGGAAGCCATACACGATGCAGTTCAACTTGGAAACAAGTTACATAAAGAGATTGACACACAAAAAATACCTAAAAAAGAACAAGAGAACATTAAGTATTTGGGTCAATGCCTGCGGTCTATGGACTTCATCTTAAGCGATGAACGAAATAGAAAATCTACCACATAATGCAGAAGCAGAGGAAGCTGTCATAGCTTGCTGTCTTCTTGATGACTCACCGGCTAACTACAATTCCGTAACAGAATTAGTAAGTGCCGATGACTTCTACATCCACAGGAACCAATGTATCTTTGGTGCCCTAGGTAAGCTAGCTGATGCTAGCCTGCCGGTGGATGAGATACATCTGTCCGAACAACTAACCCGTGACGATAACCTTGATGCCGTAGGTGGAGTAACTTCCATCTACAGTATCATGGATCGGGTTGAGACTTCCATGCAGATGCATCACTATGCAAAGATAGTTAAGGAGAAGTCCAACCTACGTAAGATGAACCGGGCATACCGGGTCGCAACCGAAAGCATAATGACTCAGTCAGATTCGGCTGAGAACATTAAGCACACTGTTGACTCAGAGGTTAACCGGATTCACTTCACCCAAGAGAAGCCCAATGATTTAAGCTCAACGGCTGAGGAGATTAAGGACGAGTTCCGAAAGATGTTAGCCGGAGAGTTTGTCACGGATGCATTGCCTACTCACATCGGTAAACTCGATCAGCAGTTAGGCAACCGGGGCATAGCACCGGGCGAGGTGATCACCCTTGCGGCACCGACATCATGCGGTAAGTCAGCCTTAGCTCTTAACATAGCCCTCAAGTCAGTCACTCACAACAATGCACCGTGTGCTGTATTCTCCTTGGAGATGCCTCAGAAGCAGTTGTTTAAACGAATGGCTCAGACCCTAGCCGGGGTAAACATCAAGCAGATAAGTGACGGTGTTATCTCCGACGAGAACATGAAGAAGGTTGATGAAGCAATCGATCAGCTTCACTCCGTTCCGCTATACACCAGTCACAACGTCAAGTCAGCAGAGGATCTGGCATCTCAACTACGTAAGCTAGTGGACAAGCAAGGTGTAAAGCTAGCCGTGATTGATTACCTTCAACTCATCCCGTTTAATTCCGGGAAGGTTGGCAAGGCGGAAGGCATTGCAAACATCTCTCATAAGATTAAGCAACTCGCCCTTGAGTTAAACATCGGTATCCTACTGTTGGCACAAGTCAATCGTGAGGGTGCCAAGCGAGAGGGAGGCTTGGACATCTATGATCTAAAGGACTCCGGAGATATTGAGAATGATGCGGACGTTGTCCTTCTCATGTATCCGCAACAGGGTAACTTCGAGGATTCAAAGATGACTGACTCGAACGGACCATACACTAACCTTGAGTATAAGATAGCTAAGAATCGTGAAGGCGAACGAGGCACCATCGGATACTTTAAATTCTACCACATAACAGGAAGATTCTACTAATGAATAATAAATATAAAATACTAGAAGCAGTAAGCACTTCATGCGAGGTGCCCGTAAAAATAATATCAGGTTCACGTCGAACAAAGAAGGCATCCTATGCCCGGGACATCTGTTCGTTCCTCATGCACAAGTGCGGATACTCACACGAAAACATCAGCCGGATACTTAACCGGGAAAGAACATCGGTAACTCACGGTATCAAACGTGTAAGCAAACGTATCCAAGAGGACAGTAATCGTGGACGATTCATGAGGGTTCACATCCGGGATATACTTGACAACTCTCTCAAGATGAACTATATAAGTATAGATGAATGATACTAATATAGAACGACTTCAGGTCCGGATTGATTTGATCCGGGCAGAATCACGGATGGTTTCCTATCAGATAGAGAGACTCGAGGAACGGAGGCACGAGCTACAGCAGGAGAAAGCCCACATCAAGTCGGCTCTTACCAAAGAATCTAAGTGATATAATCTATACCGGAGTAAGTGTTAGCAGTGATGCCCACAAGGTCTGCTCTTAGACCTAGTTAAATCTCCAGTGTGTGGTAGCCTCACCCTTGTTAATTCAGGGGTGGGGCTTTTACGTTTAGAACAACCGGAACCTGCCATCCATTAACCGTGGGTCAATGTCGGGTCTTTGAAATTGTTCGGGATTAAACTCGTATGGATCCTTCGGGGGTATGGTGCCAATGTTCTGACCCGGAGGTGGAACTGGGAACTGTCCTTTCTCGAATGCCTTGAATTGTTTTCTTTCACGGACTTGCTCCCGTCCTGCTTCGGTGAATCGGAAGTAGTAGAAGTCCTTCCACGGAAGGTTACGGAGGAAGGAGCTTGGCTTGCCGGACCGGATGGACCTATCTATTCCATTGTATATACTTGTCAGTGCCGGGGCAACAAAACCAGAGGCAGTATTTAGCGGTCCCTCAGTGCGGAAGTTCTCAACCGTATACTTGTTGAGCATCATAGTCTGAAGCATATTGTTTACGATTGCATCCTCAATGTAGAACGGACGACCGAACAGCCAGTCCTTAAGTGCATCAACCGGAATACCTACTGATAGCAGTGCTACCATAAATTTAAACAGGTTCTCCATACCTTCTAGTCTGGATCCCGGTGTCGCAATTTTGTTTAGAGTTTCTTGGCGGAAGAAACTAAAGTGCACAATAGCAAATGATTTCAACGAATAGAAGATACGTGAATTAGGACTTCCGTTGTAAAGCTCAGGCATCTCCAAGCGACCAATAGGTTGGACATCTGCTAACTCATTGTAGAGAGCTTCCATCACATAATCATTCTTGGTGTCAGCCTTTAGTGCCGCTATAGTAGAAACGTATTGGTCCCCTTGCATGAACTTGAGTTTTGAAACCAACTTCTTGTAGGCTGTAGAATCCGGGTTGGATCTAGCCGCCCTCTGCATTTTTCTATACCCTGCATTTAGTGCAACGGTTTTCATCTTGGCATCCAGTTGGCGGAATCCAGTCATCTTTGAATGAACGAAGTTCAATGACTGAGCTAGGAACCTGTCGGGTGTGGCTTCGATTTCAGTAGTGATTCTTTTGCCTGCCTTACCTATGTCCTCAAGTGCAATCTTATCGTCCATCGTGGCACGAACCGTATTAAAGACTCCGTATCTGTAGAAGCTCATCGCCAAATCTTTTAGCTGAGTCATCGTAGAACTTACGTCATTCAAAAGTCCCAGATAGGTAAGTGTCCGCAGATCTTGCAATGCAAGGTTCTCACTTTTCTTTGCACCAAATAGCTTAGAGACAATGGTGGTTATGTCCGCCATGTCTTGATCGCTCAAGTCTCCGACCTGCCTCATTCGTTCCATCTGCAAGCCAAGAGTTCCGGTGATACGTTCACCGTCAAACTTCTGAGTGCCTACTAGCTTACGTGTCTCAATAGCTGTGACCATATCAATCACGTAGTTACTAAGTGCTTGAACGGGATCTTGGTAATAGTCCAACATCTCATCCGTTATAAGATCTACGTCACGTGGCTTCAGGTTACCCGGAACTTTGGCACCGGCTGGAAGCGAGTTCATGTTCCGTCGAATGTAATTTTCTAATGCAACTGCACGGTCATTTGGATTAAGCGGAGGAAGCCCCTTGGATTCACGTTGCTTGTTGATTAAGCTAATGATCGTGTCGGACTGACTGTCCGTAATGCCAAGTGTTTTCTTTAGCCCTTCAAAGTCTTCGATCTTACGTGGGAAGTAATCACGTAAGTAGTCAAGCTCCATACCTCTTGACTGAGCCTCATCGTATAAAGCATTAAGAACCTCACGGACATCCTTATGAAACCAATCATACAAACCTTCTTCACGTAGAAGTTTGTCACGTCGAGAAATTAACTCGGCACGTTTCTTTGGATCAATGGTGGTTGTCTTCTTCTGGAAACGAATACGAACCTTGGCATCTGGGTTAAACCTTTGGTATACCCGGGGGTTGTCCGGGTTAACGGTAACAGCATTTTTTGCTAGGACCAATGCACCAACTTGTATAACTTCGTCGGCGGAGATGACTGGCTTTCCGGTTGCCTTATTGTAGAAATAAGATGCACGTTCCGGATTCATTCCAATCTGTGTCCATGACCCGTCAGTTAAAAATGTTTCAGCATCTTTGATAACGTTATCTCGATTGTCATTCACAAAGCTACCATGCATACGGGCAATGGTTCCCTTTGCCTTTCCTGAAGCTATGTTGATAGCGGCATCAGGCTGACTAAAGAATTTAACATTAGTAACCCGGGCGAATGGAGCATAGCCTATCGCATCGCCCATTTCTCTGCTTCCATCGTGGATAGATACTACCCATGTGTCGTAGCTCTCGTAAGCCGGTATGTCCAGACGTAAACTTACCGGAGTTCCGTCTTCGATCTGAGTGTTGACACCAAGGATTGGATTATGCCCTAGCTTTGTTTTGTTTTTATTTAACGAATAAGAAACTTGCTTGAGTGTAGGAACATAAGGAAGTTCTGTGAACAGAGTAACAGGCATCACTACCTCTGCGGAACCGGGGACCAATCCGGCTAATCTCCTATACCGTTCACGTGCCGCTTGAACACGAGCCTTAAGTATTCTATTGCCCGGATTCTTAGCAAGTTCCTGCTCGAGTTCTTTTAACTGTAATGCTTGAGGCTTGAGGATGTAGCTACGTTTCCGTTTAGTCCGTGGCAATCCGGTATCAGAATCAAAGTTTCGATACTGATCACGTTCGTCTTGGCTGACGTTAAGGATCTCATCCGGATCTTTGTTGACGTAGGTGACACCTTCGACCGGTGTCTGATAGTTACGTTGCCGTTTTACTACGATGCCCTGATCGTCAATGACATTAGATGATGGGACAACTTCTTCTGCTTGGGACTCAAGGTAGCTGAAGTAGGCTTGGGTATCGACCCCATCGTAGTCATACCAACCTTTGGTGAGGGTGAAGTTCTTTGTCTTGTCTGTTTTCCTTTTGATGATGTCGCCATTTTTATCCTTTAATATGAACCGATGTTCTGGGTTATAATTCTTTTTATTATTTTGTTCTGTTATTTCATCTTGAATTTTCTTGGCTGTGTCAAACTTAAAAACATAAGTATTTCCATCATTGTCAATGAACTCAAATCTGTCTGGCTTTCCTCTTTCCTTGATGTATTCAAAGTTGAAATCCCACTTGCCATACTTGCCTTCACGAACAGCACCACGTTTGATGTTGCCGTATTTTTTGATCTGAACAATAGCATCAATGGACCCGTGGCTAACCTCTTGACCGGAAGTTGCCACCCAAGTTTCCCAATGGAACCTGCCAACGTCAGCCGATTCGGTAACACCCAGTTGCTTGTATGCTTCCTGAACGGCTGTTCTTGTTTGACGAACGGCAATCTCATTGATCACCATGCCGCTAATGTTATCTAGGATCTTGCTATATCCTGCGGCTTTGGATTTGCCCCGGACTAACTCAGCCCCATCGTAAATAGATGAGTCCTCCTTTAAACCAATCTCTTCTCTGAGCATTGTTGCATCCCAGAAGTCCTCGGTCCGGACTCTATCAATGACATATAAGTCCTGACGACCAGTAGTCAATAAGATGAAGTCAAAGATCTTATTGTTAAAGCTCATGCCAGTAGCAAAGTTCTGCCACTTCTTGCGAAGCTCTAGGGTAGGTGTGTCCTTGTCCGCTAATAGTTCATACAGACCTTCCATCCGGGTCTTGCCGGCGAACTCACCCTTCTTAACTTCGAGTGCCGCCTTTGACAGGAAGCTACTGCCGAATGAGCGAAGGTTTGATTTGGCACCGGATCCGGGCAACCCCTTGGTTAGGGTCTTGTCGATCCAGTTGTAGTAGTTAAGCAATCCTGAGTCAATCTCTCCCGGGACCATGATGGGATCACCGTTCTTATCTCGAATTGTTTTACCCTTCTCCTTCTTGGGCACCATTGTTTCAACCATTTCCCCGGTAAGGAACTTGCCGTCAATAGCACTGTCAATGAAATCAATGATTCCATTTTCCATGACGTGCATGAATGCTGACTCCTGTGGGTAAGGACTAATCCCGATTGAAAGAATATTCCATAGGAAATATTGTGCCGCTTCAGCCTGTGTGAACTCACCGTTCTCGAACATATTGCGGATTGCTTCTCCGCCCTTTAGTCCTTCCGATGCTAACCTACGTTGCTCTGGTGACACTTCGGTGAGTGCATTGAGGACACCCTCAACGGACGTTAACTTGGACAAGCCCTCGGGGAATCTAGGAACGGTAATCTCTCCGGTCTTAGGATCTTCGATCCGTGTGCCCGTCATACGAGACATCAATGCAACCCATTGATTCCTGTCAGTCAAGGCATTGGGATATTTATCCATTAGGATGTTTGCCTTTTTCATTACAGCCTCGCCCCGTTGCCCTGCTGACTTCTGTAATATCTCTGACTTGGGAACATTTGGTTCCGCCGGGATAGTCAAACGTGAATCTAGCTGACTACGAGTATTGATGTTATCACCTAGATCAAACTCTGACTGAGCTTCCTGTTGTTCTATGGCAATGTCGGTTTCTCCACGTGCTACCTTACTTGCTACGTTGACAAACATTTCCATGACGTTGTCAGCACTTGCATCAGCCAAGAACATTTGCTTACCAACAAGAACTCTAGAGAATCCATTGATAATCTTTTTGATCTGAGTGAGCACACCCTTCTGCTGAGTGTTCAATGCATCGGGATTAAATCCTCCGTCAATTAAAATTGCACCGAACTCCGCAAGGTATTCAGAGTAACGAATGTCACCGTCATACTGGTCAGAGAATCCCTTTAGTTGATCAGCTAATAAAGCAAATCCAGAATCACGTAGTTGTTTGTCAATGGATTGTTGTAACTCCTTGAGACGTTTTGGATCATTTTTAAATGCTTGATTCAGAATTAGTTCCCATGTCTCGTGAGCAACAGTTGTCGAGTTAGCTGTCGCATCATTAACAATAATTGCAACTGGTTTATTTCCAACAAATACGGCTTGACCGTTATCCATATCGGTAAAGCTATCGGCTATCTGAGTAGCTTGCTTTAGACCTACCTTACCTTTAAGTGTCTGAACAATGTTTGCCCGAGTTTCTGCCAAGGTTCCTCCAACAATAATATCTACATTGGGAAATGCGACACGAACAAAGTTAAATGCATTTCGTGCAGTCTCAGAGAGTTCTGCTAAATAGTTATCAGGTCGAGGTGACTGAACGAGCCGTTGAGATGCACTGATATTCATCTCTGACTGGTTGTTCTTTAGTGCCTGCTTGCCGGCTAGCTTTGTCTTCGCAACAAGCTCCCGGCTCATTTCTGCCACGTCCTTCTGGCTAATGCCTAAAGTGTTTGTAAGCCAGTTCATGAACTCACCCTTACGTGCTGATTTACCATCTGGGCGGACAATGTAAAGTGCACGGTCAACGTCACTCTCAAAGTTAATTGAAACACGTCCGTAATTAACCCGTGGCTTACCTAGAGACTTGGGTAACTTGGCACCTTTGATCCCCGGGATAGGTGCCTGTGATTGAGTTGGTTCCGGATTAGTTGTAGGCAATATTGTGCCCTCATTAATTACGTTTCCGAACTGATCAAGGATTGTTCCATTTGTTTCGGTGTTGCTTTGACCGGGTTCATTGAAGCCATCGGTGTTAATCTGACCAACCGGGATGGGTTGACCTTCTTGCTGTGATTGTTCTTGGTCCCGTGCTTGATCCAAGTCCGCCTGTTGTTCGGCGGATTCTCTTCCAGCAGGATCATCCGGGTCAAGTGACATTAGTCGAACTAGCTCACGGTATTTCGCTGGATTCTTTTTCTTTAGTTCAGATAGTTTATTATATCCGTCCTTAAGTCGCTCCTGTATTTTTAATATACGATCAGATGTATTTCTTTCCCAGTTGCGGAACAGCCCTTTGACCCTGCCACTTGCCTTGCCAAGAACTTCGGTAACCGGAGCCAAGGTCTTATCAAATACCTTCGTTATAACTCCCTTTGCTTTTCTTTTCTTGTCCTGAATTTTTTTAATGCCCTCAGTGACCAATGGCTTTTGAGTTTCAATGGACGAATCAATAGCTGAAAGCTGAGAATCTGTTCTGCTCTGTTGGTTTAGCAGATCGTCTTTTATATTTTTAGCCTCCTCCTTGGTAATGTTTCCTTGCAGAATGTCAAAGGATACCTCATCTATCTTATGAGCTATTTTACGGCTTTTTCTTTCTAGGGATTTTCTTTTGTCCTGTAACTTAATTAACTTACGACCGGATCTGAATTGATTAAGCTGTTTACGTCTGGCTTCGTCTTGAGTCCGTGCGGCATTAGCCTTGTCGGTGTCAGCACGTGCTTCGGTAACATCGATGCCCTCCGCTTCTAGTCCGTCCTGTGCCAAGCGATACCGGGCATATCGTTGCCCTTCTTGTAGCATATACTCTGCGGCTGTTGGTCCAAGTATAAGCTCAGTCTCCGCTACCTTGTCATCTAAAAATTGTTCACCCTCAACATCAATAAGATCACGAACGATACCGTCAATAGCTGACGATGTGTCAGGGTCAAGACCGGTAGGAACTACCCCCGGCTCATACTCTTGTTCTGGATCTGACTCTTGCTGTGAGGATTCCGGTCCAACGATTGTTTCGTATACAACCGGATTACTGGATAAAACCTCTCCGGTTTTTTCTAGCTCCTTGTTTAAAACTTCTTGTGCCTCTTGATCGCTACTAGCAAAAACAACAACTGAGTTAGACTGTCCATCTTCCGTCTCGTAAGTTGCCCTGATTCTGGGCTGAGTAATTAAGTTACTACGAGTCTTTGGGTCAAGTTGAACTTGTCCTATATTAATAACTCCTTGGGGATCTATATCCCCATCATCATTAATGCCCAATACCTTTTTACCAACAAAGCTACCACCCTCGACTGAGGTCCGGAAAGTTCCACCAACTAATGCACCAATAATAAAGTTGTCGATGTATTCCGCAACCATCTCTCTGGAGAATAAATCAGTTCCTTGATCGTAAAATACCTTTGCCATCCCCTCAAAGAGAAGTGCTTCTGCGGCTTCTTCGGTTCCCTCTGCAAGCATTGCGGTAAAGATTCTGCCCACGGCATTTCCGTCCAGCATTCCCTTGCCGTTCATAAACCTTTTGCCAACTGCACCAACTGCCCGAAGACCAATACGATTAAGAACAAGACCACCTGCCGCACTGGCTAGGTGAGCCGGGATAGTTTGCTCTCGTTCTTCGTCCGTAAATTCCGAATACTTCTTTCCGTATTTCTCTTCCGCACGTGCGACTGACTGAGAGTAAGCATTGAATTGATACGTCAATCCTCCGGTAGGAACTTGAGCAAGCAACCCACCTAATCCAAGAACAACTTCGCCCGGGGTGCTATTTTGAAATGACTTGCTGACACCCATTTTGTCGCTCATCTTTTGAGCATCTTCACGGAGTTGCCCGGCATACTCATACTGTTCCTGCCTCATTTCGGCTCTCTTCTGAGGTGTGTATTCCTCAGTAAGATCACGAACAATCTTGGGTGGTTGCACAAATGCAGGACCGGCACGACCACCGGACATCATCATAGCCTGTGCCATGTAAATCTTGGAAGGGTCATCCAAGGTTCGAGCATCAGCAGTCTGCTCTATTGAACCTCCTACTGAAGTTAAAAAGTCTCTTGCCGCACCTGCCGCAAGCTGTCTAGGCACATCGGATACCTTAAAAGAATCCTCTTCAGCTACAACTGGCTGATCAGGTTCCGGAGCTATACCCTCTAAGGCTGGCTCCTCTACTATGATGTCTTCTTCGAGTTCTTCACCTACCTTTTTAAAAGGTTTATTTGGATTAAACTGAGGCGAAGAGACAACCGTGAACGGTTTGCTTGGGTCAAATGCCATTATTAATTAACTGGTCGGTAACTTCCGTCTGAAAACTTAGAGAATTGAATGCCGTCTTGTTCGACAATTTCACCGGTTGGTTTAGCACCACCTCCCACACTTAGTGCAGGGGTAGGGGCTACTTGAGTATGTAAGTCAAACCATCCAGAACCCGGTTGATTTAGAAATGGTTCTGCTTCCGGCATATCAGGTGTAATTACTGCCCCATCCGATTTCCGAGTAATATTGTTGTCCTTCATCCTGTATATGTCAGGAAGGCTAAGAACTTGACTAAGTATATTCTCTCGTCCCTTGGGGTCAAACTTGTCTTCACGAAGATTTCTAGCCGCTTCAGCCGCCGAGCTTTGAGATTTAACACCTAGACCTAGGGTTGATATAATTGTATTTCCAATTTGGTCAGATCCTACAGTATTAACAAATTCTTTGGCGGACTTTTGCAAAATTTCTTCATTGAATTGTCCATTCTCATCCAAGTAGTCCAAGCCTAGCCCGTCAGCAAGAGCAGGGTTGGATCCCCCAAACCGAACTAAAAGATCAGTTGCGGATTGGTCCGCCTTCTTCTTCTCTTTCTTTTTGACAAACTTTTGCACACCGGCACTCAAACCTGCGGCTAGGTTCTGCATACCTTGTGCTTCAATCTCAGCCGCCTTAGCAAAGCCACTGTAGTCCGCCATCATTAGGCGAGGGTCAACCGTTGTTCCTGTTTGAAATGCCATAATTATTTAATCTTTGTATCCATCCACTTACGGATGATTGCTTTGAGACGAGGTTTATTAGAGATGAACTTAGCGAATCGTTCTCCGTATTTGATGTATAGTTTAAGGAACCAAGATGGAGAATCATCTGTTACCCATGACCGGAATTGTTTCCACTTAGGATTAGTAGGTCCGTAGACTTCACGTGCTACCCAGCACATTAATCCGATAGCCGCACCACCAAGAGATCCAAGCATCGAGCTACGACCTGCACTACGAGAGGCATCAGCCTGAGCTTGTGCCCCAAGCAGATTCATGTTGTCTGATCTCTGTGACATAGCCATGTTGATGCCAACGTTTGGATCAAACAACTGAGGTCCCATAGGACCTGCCGCAAGTCCAGTTGCTTGCTGTAGCATTTGACCACCTAGACCAATGGCACCGGAAGAACGACCCAATATGGTCGAACCTATATCTCCTGCTATTGCCCGTGATTGAGCAAAGGCTCCCTGTCCTAGACCTGCCGCAAACTGTTCGCGACCTTGCTGGTATTGCTCACGTCCAAGGGCGGCTTCAAGAGCCGAACGACCTTGCTGTGAAAAGGCTGTGCCCCCAAGATTTCCTAATACTGATTGATCAACCTGACGTTGAGCCTCAAAGCCCATCGGTCCCGAAGCTCTTTCAAATGCTGACTCAGCTTGACTTGCCGCTAAGTCCGCCAAATTCGTTGAATAAGGGTCGGCATCACGGTAAGCATCAACTACTTGAGGTGCGAACTCTTGAAGTGCCGCTACATCATCAGCACGTTGTAAGCCTAGTTGCTCACGTTGCAATGCACCTGCCCGGGTTGACTGCTCTTCGAGTAAATCAAAGATTCCACCTTGGCTAGGCATATCCTCAAGCTGTTTCATCTCAGCCATGACAGAAGCAATCTGAGATTCACGGTT